AAGTGTTCCAACTTTTGCAATAAAAGGGATATACATTAAATATTTTATATATCCCTATTTTAAAGTGTTGAGTGTAGTAATAAACATAAGTTATATTACATAAGACTTAATACAAATAGTATCTATAAGAGATACCACTAATAGTAATTTATCCTTAAATAATTATAAGCACTATGTTAGTAATACATAAGCAAATGATACAGATTAGCTTTACGAGGTGTATTAAAAATAAGTTAGGGTGCTGTGTTAAGGTGTTTCAAAGGTAATGGGGGGCATTTAAAAGTTACAGTGAGTGATACCCCCTTAGAAATTTTTATAATATTTTTAAAGTTATCTTAGAAATTTTTATAATATTTTTAAAGTTACCTTAGAAATTTTTATAATATTTTTAAAGTTACCTTAGAAATTTTTATAATATTTTAGAGACACACAACAATAATGTATAATATTTTTAAAATTATCTTAAACAAAGCAGTATAAATTACTTATAGATATCTAACATAATTACTTATATATAACTAGGGGATTATACCTTAAATATATACTTTAATATATACTTAATAATTACTTTATATATTACTTAAATAATACTTTACCCCCCTCTCCCCCCTCCTAATGGGTGCAATAACTCACTTTTTTTAGATTTTGTATCGCTTCTAAGCCCGTATCTATGGTAGCTACAAGCTATGTACCGTATTCTTACTTTTTATACGGTTTTCTTCATAAAATTATACAGGTAGTGTATACAGTAATTTATTATATAAACTTCCATTTATAACCCCCTGCTGTTTTAGACTTATTATTACAACATCTTGATATACCATTCCTTGCTATACCTGTTTGTCTACTTGCTTCTTCAGTTGAATGATACATTTTATATACAGTATCATTCATAGTTAGTTGTGCAACAGCTTTTGATATTTTATTATTTCTCCCTTCTCTCTTGTCTTTATATGCCTTATGTCTATTTTCTTTAAATGTCATAAGTTGCATATTATCAAAGGTATATGTTTTATAATCGTCAATCCTATCTACTGATGGTATATAATCTGTAACACAACCACCTTTAACCCATTTATCATATAGAATATGGAATAATTTATTACTGTTACACCAATCAAATAACTCTTTTCTTGTAAATTGAGGTGGTTGCATACCTCTTACTATACAAGCTTGTTTCATGTGGCTATACATACTTGAAACTATCATTCCTTTTGTTCTTATTTTTTTCACAATGCTTTACCCCTAAACCTATCTCCTCTATTATAAACATTATTCTGTTTCTTATATCTCTGTATAAAGTTATTAATCATATCTTCTTTCTGTTTTCTCTTTAGTTTCTTTAAAGCATCATCTGGGTGTTGTATTAATATCCTCTGCCATTGAGCTGTAACCATAGCTACAACATCAAGTATATCATCGTGTAGTAAACTACCTTTATCTTTTGTAATATGTGTTAACTGATGAAATAAACTATAACTAACATCTCCTCCACTCTTTAATGCTGTTTGTATATCCCTATCAACCAACCCTCTATCAACTATAAACCTATGTTGGTTAAGCACAGGCTCCATAGTATCTATAATTCTTAACTCTTTTTGTGTATTGTGTCTTATATCTTCAATAGCAACAGGATATATCTTATTAATAACAGGTGTTAATAATGTTGTAAACATACTATCTCCAAAGTTACTCTCAACAAATAACTTATTAACTTTGTATTTTTGTGCTATCATAGAGAATTTAACTAACACCTCATCGCTATACCCGTGTCCTTGAATACCACCAGCATCTAATAAGAACAGTTTACCTAATAAATGAGCTATTACACAGTAACCACTTGCATCTTTACCTCTACCTGATGGGTCTATACCCATATAGATACCTTCGTATTGTTTGTAATCATTAGCTACAAAGCTTGGTCTAAAGAAACCATCTCCTCTAAAACCTACATTCTGCAGCTCTTGTATTCTATATGTATTATCTCCACCATATATAATCTTAGTAGGAGCTTCCTCTTTATCTAATGGCATCACTATTAGGTCGTGTAGTTTTAATGGATACTTCTCACTATCACTTAGTGTTGTATCTAACATAAACTGAAGCTTAAAACCACTTCTACCATATCTTGCTTCTCTCCTCTGTAAGTCTTCCTCTGTAAATCTATCATCAATAGGCTTACCAACCAATGAATTATCTTTACTTAGTGCTTCTATGATATAAGGAGCTAAACAATCATCATAAACAGACACATCTTCTGGATATCTTGCAGGAAATATCCTTGTTACATAGCCGTCTTCTTTAAAACCATTGTATATACTCTCTGCTGATTGAGGAGTACCTAATACAATTATCTGGCTTTCTTCATCTGTTTGTAATATAGCTTCATACTCTGCTGTTGCTTTAGCTAACTTACCTCTCATTTGTTCAGTAGCAGAGTTTTGTTGCCCCTCGACATCATCACTAATAAGTAGTGTTGCTCTATTACCTTGTAACTGTCCTGTTATACCAACTGCTTTAACAGACGGCTGTACTGCAACCTCACAACCATTAACTTCAAATGACAGTGTACTATCTCTCTGGTCTTTTCTTGGTATCAAGTGCTTTGTAATAGGTAACATCTTTATAATTCTTTTAATAAAGATAGCAATGTTCTCTGCGTGTCCTCCTGTTTGAGATACAATCAATACCCTTTCATTAGGGTTTCTAAGTAGTCTCCATACAACAAAAGCACCTGTCAAGAAAGTTTTACCTATACCTCTTAATGCTTGTAGTTGCATACGCTTATGTCCTTCTTGCAAATAAGAAGCTATCTCTAACTGCATTCTTGTAGGCTTAGGTAACATAAGATACCACCATACATATATTACAAACTTCCTAAAGTCAGCTATCATCTCCTCAGCTGTGAAGTCTGGTTTATTAAAAAATATATTCATAGTTCCTCTTTTTTATAATTTATGTCCTCAACTATAAATAATAGATTTATATTTAAAGTTCAACACATAGTTTAACTCATATTCATATATACCATTTTAATAGCTCTACAATCAACGTATAGGCATTTTAAATCTTTTCTAATGGTTTTATACCTTTTAAAGATAAAATGTCTTAAAATTGATTGTAGAGCATATTTAAATTTAGGCTATGTCTGATAACAAAAGTTCTATTGTATCTTTATTATTATTATTTGTAACCTTTGTTTTATCAACTAACTTATTTATCGATGTAAATATATCTTGCATATCTTTACTCTCTTGTAAATCAACAGTAATGTTGTTATTTTTAAGAAAAGTAATAGCTTGTGCTAACACTTTAGTATCATCAAGATTTTTCTTCAGTTGTTTAGCTACAAGATTGTGTAACTCCTCAACTTCTTGAAGCTTTGCTTTACTCATTGTAACCCCTCACTTACTTTGTCCTTTATTTACTATTGTTCTCATTAATTCACCATAAACAGGTATCCTTGAGAAAGGTGTTAATCTAAATAATCTATCATAATCACTCTGTGATAGATGTTTACCTTTAACTATTTTATTATACATAGTCCAAGCAGACTGCATTAGATAACCACTTGCACCAAACCCCTTACTAACTATGTCAGGTGTATAATGGTCTGATGTACCTGTGGCTGTTCTTGCAAGATTATATACATCAGGCATAACACTTGCCATAGGAGACTTCTCAAAAGCTCTTTTGAACAGTTCATCTTGTGGTAACTTATCTTTCTTGATGCCTAATTGGAACAATGCTTCATTCTCTAATTCCATAACACTTGCTATAATAGCTGTTGATGTAATAGCACCAGCCGCTAACTTAGCAGGGTTATCAGCCATACCCGCTAATAATAATCTATTATAAGCCTCAACAGGGAAGTGTTGATATTGTGAGAATAGCATTGTTATATCACTATTAACATCTGTTAAATACTTAGGCATTTTTAAACCATCGCCTCTTAGTATGGTATCATCTACCATTCTTGTAATAGCTCTTCTTATTTTCCAAGCATAGTTTTGGTCTTTCCAATCATCTATATTAAGTTTCTTTATAACATCTTTACCTTCATAATATTCTATGTTAGTTTTCTTAGTAAAGTTTAATACATCTTCAGAGGATAGACCATACCTATGCAACTGTTTAAGGAATGTTTTATTTATACTCCCTCTTTTACTTGCCTTTATCATATCTAACAAAAAGGCGTGTGCCGCTATATAGTCGCTTGTAGCTGTTACAAAGTTAAAACCTGTCCATTTATAACTATAATGTCTTATACCATTTAGTCCTCTTTCCCACCAAGTTGTATGTGATTTAAGCTCCTCAATATCTAATCTACTAAAAGTAGAGCCTTCTATTAACTGCCTCCCTATACCCATACCACATAGCTCTTTAGCAAGTGTTTTATCACCCTCTTTCATTAACTGCATAGCCATACTATGTGCTGGTACAAATGATTTTAACATACTTGGTATAGATGTTTTTAATATTACAGAGCCAAGCTCACCAACAGCAGACTTAACAAAACCACCTGCATATATAGCACTTGTAGCACCTCTAAGAGCTGTTGTAACCTTACTACCTATACTATCAGGGTTATGTCTTATTTGTCTTGTATTAAGGATAATATCATAAGCTACTTTAAGATTGTCTATATCCCTTGCAATGTCCTTTTTAGACATACCTATCTTTAGTCCATGTAGTTCTATCTCTTTTAATCTCTTCTGTATAGCATCAGCAAATGAATGGGTATCTGGTGTTTTATCAATACCTATTGCGTTTAGAGCTAATCTACCTGACATCTTTTGATTATATCTGTGTGTAACTAACTCTGCATCGTGGACAAACATATCAGGGTCAGCTGCAACATTAACTCTCATTACTCTTGCTTTAGTAGGGTTACCTACACCCGCAAGTCTTATATAGTCGTGTTCTGTGAAATACTTGTTAATATCATTTTCTTGTATCTTTTGTACCATACCCATAGCTTGATTATGAAGCATAGTATCATCTATTACACCATCTTTTAAAGCTTTAGCTGTTATAGGGTGTTGTTTCATCATATTGACAATACGATTTGTTGCTTCATCAAAGCCCATCTTAACTATCTTTTGAGTATTCCACATTCTGTGGCTATAAAAAGTACCTACCTTACCAGCTATACCTCTTGTACCCAAAAGATTAGCTTCGTCTGTATGCTTTTTGAAGAACTCTGTCAAAGGTTTTATTCTTTCAGGTATCTCTACTTTATCCTCAATACTTTTATAGTATCTGTGCATAAGAACATCTTCCAAGTCCTTAGTATCTTGTGTTACATCAATACCTGTTTCTTCTTTATATATCTTAGCTTTATTCTCATCTGATAATGTGTTTATCCACTCACTTGCTTCGTGTTCCTTTTGATAATCCCAAAGCATCTTTTGTTTATACTCATCTGAAGTATAGTCAGCTATGTTTTGTCCTGATGCTTCTTGTCTTGCTTTTAGGTTATCCATATATTCTTGATGAAACCCCTCTATATGGTTTTTTATATCTTTAGCTGTATCCCAGCTTTGCACAATATCCTGTCCTGTTTGTTTATCTCCAACAGCAATAGATGAGTGTTCTATCTTTAAAGCTTCATCTCTAACAAGAGGGTTCTTTGATTTTAATAACTTACCGTGAACATCTACCATAAACTTACCAGCAGGGGATAGCAGCTCATTAGCACTATCATCTACCATACTCTCCATACCTTTTAAAACAGTTGAGCGTTGTGGAGTATAAGCAGTTGTTAATGTATGTGCTACACCTCCAACAGCACCACCAAAGATAGCACCTACTCCAACAACAGTTTTAAACTTATCTACATCAAACGCAGAAGCTTGATTTTCAACAGTACCCTCTTGAATAGCCATATCAGTACCAGCAGCTAAAGCACCTTGTGTAACTGCTTTTAAACCAGCAAGAGCTGTTCCCTCTGATGTTATAAGTTTATTTAGCACATTACCAGCTACTTTATATGTACCAGCACCTAAAGCATAGTTAAGAGGATTTAAAGCACCTGCTCCTAAATGAGCTACTGTGCTTTGTAACATACCTGCTTCCTCTAATTCTTGTTCACTTTCTTTATATGTCTTATGTGCCTCTAGTTGTTGTTTTAGGTATTGTATATTATTAGCTGTGAACTGACTTCTATCTTGCCACTTTGTTACACCATACTCATTGAATAGTTTATCTGCTTCTGGTGAGGTTAAACTAAAACTATCATCAGTATAATTAGGTGAGCTATGTTTGTTCTTAGAGAATATATCAGAAGCAAAAGGTATATCAGTTACAGCTGCATCTATGAATAAATTATTTGGCATTGTTCTTTCCTTTATCCAATTCAATTAATGGAGATGTATTATCTTTTAAATGCTTCATAAATTGTACAATACCTATTTTATCTATTATGTTAATATTACTATCTACAAACTTCTTTCGTATAGTAGCAGGTAGGTTATACCAAGTTTTAGCTGATTTTATAAGTGGGTTCCATACCCCAAAATCACCTTTTACATTTCTCTGTATAGCATCTTTAAACTTATCATATATATAATGACCTACTTTATCTGCTTTTGAATGTTTAAACCATTCAATAGAACGCCCAGCAGGTGTCTTACTAAAAGCTCTACGCCTTTGCTCTGCTTTATATGTCCTAACAAAGCCTACTACATCATTAACTCCCATCTCTTCTATTGAACCATCTATATTATACTTTGTACGGATAGGAATACCTGTATCATACTGACCTGGCATTTCCTTTGTACCTAACATTAAAGTATCGTCTTTATTGTTTACAGTATAGAATACATCTTTATTATTGACACTTAAAACATCTGTTGATAGATATTTTAAAGTATCTCCTATATCCTTATAATCAGGACTATCTGGGCTTACACCAACAAGAGAATAGTTATCCCCTGAAGCAACTTGATACATACTGTTTATTTGTTTGATAGCATCATCTTCTGATACACCTGCTTTCTTTAAACTTAAAAACAATTCTTTATCCGACATTTGTTGTTTAGCTGTTTGACCTGCCTTTGAATAATTATCATTAAAATATTGTACTGCGTCAATCTTATCTTGTGGTTTAAGTTTATATATCTCTTTATTGGCTAATATATCATTTACTTTTTGTATCTCTGGTGCTGTTAATACATTACCATTATCTGATGTAGATAACATCATAGCTTTATACAACATAAACTTTTCTTTATCTGTACCTAATATTTTATCACTTAATTCAGGATTAGTTGACACTAACTTATCTATTGTTACTATATTAGTTGCAAGTTGTTTAATACCATCAGCATTAGTTGTATCAGGCTGTACTAATAGTTTATCTACAATAGTTGGTATGTTCCCTACTTGTCTTGTAGTTTTAACCATACCTCCTAAAGCTATTATATTATTGTTATCTGGGTTATTTAACAGCATTGATGATTGTTTATTTATAAATCTATTAGCTTCTGTCTTATACCACTCTTTATCTGTGTCATACAATGATTGATTGTTCTTTAGATTATCAAAAGATGGTATAAAGCCATTCTTTTGTATTGTATAACCAACACTATTACGCCTTACAAATGTTTCTAATGAAGCTGAATAAGGTAAAATAGAAGCATACGCTATTACTTTTTTAGGGTCATCGTATGTACCTGTTGATTGTAAATGTCCTATATACTCTTTAGCAATAGTTTTTACTTCATCACTTACACCGCTATTTATTTTACTGTTCTTAGCTCTTATTGTTTTAGCCCTAAACATATCATACTTAGCTTGTTCAGGTGTATATTTATTATCATACTTTTGTCTATTTTCAACATAAGATTTCACATCTTTTAAAGGTATCTCTACATTCCTTATAACAGCTTCAGACGATGAAGCAATATTATGAAGCTTTAATGAGTGTTCTTGATTAGCAACAATAGTACCATAAGCTTGTTTGATGTTCTTAGGTAAATTAGCATTATTAAGTATATCTTTTTTATCTTTTATACTTATACTACTATCATTTATTTGACTATATACAACACTATTTTCAACTGCTTGTTTCTTATCTATGTATCTGTTTAAAGTATCAAGCGACCTATTAAAGTAATCTTTTCCATTAAGCTTATCATCTACTTTTTTAAAAGCTTCTATACTGTCCTTCATTTCCTTTAATTGTTCTAAAGTAGTGTCTGGTGTTATAGAAGCTTTATAGGTGTTTGTTAAACTTGTTATAACCTCTTTAGCTACTTCGTTAGGCTGAAGCTTATATAGTTTACCAAGCTCTATTTTATCTTTATACCATTGTTGTTTATCTTTAGGAGGTAGGCTTTTATAAGTTATTGCATCTGTTGTTACTTTATCATAAAACCTGTTCTTATTGTATTCGTGTCTTATCCTATCGTGCATACCTCTAATTCTACTTATATCATTCAAAGCAACAGCATTAAACCTTGTTAATACTTTTTCGTCTACATCTTCTGACGACATAAGTTTTTTAGTTTCACGAATATAGTTATCATAGGCTTGTGTTTGTAAACCTAAATCGCCATTACTATTAGTCATAGCATCATTATATTGTATTTGTACTTGATTATACTTCTTGTTCAAGCTATATGATTGTTCATCTGCTACAACTTTATGTACTTGTTCTGCTGATTGTGCTACTGTACCTAATAGATTATTTACATCTTGTGCTGTGTGAGCTACTACTTGTGGCTTACCTATAATCTGATTAAGACTATATTTTTTAGTTGAAGTACCAAACATCTCCATAGTAACTCCTTATTAACTAAACAAACCAAGACTACCTAATTGATAGCCTTTTATACTAGCATTAATACTACTGCTTATCATGCTTGTAGTAGATACAGTATTACTCATAGCCTGTGCTTGTCCTGCATATATTGCATTATTAGCTTCCCTTTGTTTATTCTCCATCTCAACACCATAAGATACAGCAGTGTCCTCTGCTTTCTTTGCAAGTACATTATGAGCCATTGTTTTATTTATAAATGATTGTTCATAAATTCTTGTTGCTGTGTTACCAGCAACATTCCTTTCTACTATTGTATTTGATGTTAAGGCTGTATTCTTTAAAGCATCAAACTGCTGTGAGGTCATCTCTAACCTAATAGCTTCATCAGCTGATTTAGCTTGTTCTTGTAGTTGTGCTATTGTTGTAAAATAGTTTTTAGTAACTTGTTCCGCATTCTGTACATAAGCTTTACTTGCGGCACCGTTCTGCCATATACCCCCAATAAGGGATAGTCCAGCCATTCCTAAACTTAATCCTGTCATTATTATCCTTTGTTTATTATAAACTACATTTAACACTAACCACAGCTATCTGTAAAATGTAATATATACTTAATATGTCCTACAATCAATTCTAAGAGCCCCTAACATAAAAAGGTATAAAACCATTACTCATAATAGTTTATGCCTAAAACATACCTTAGAAGCTCTTAAAACACTATATATATAAACATTATGTTATACCCTATCAAACCAACCAACAAACTTTTCATATTCAGGGTGTTTAATATCTATATTATAATAGTGCATAAACTGTAAACCATTCAATACTTTTAATAGTCTAAGTTCTTTAACTAACTTAGTAGCACTAATAGTATTATAACCCACTATACCATCAACTACTAAATCTTTAAATAGCTTATTATTTCTATTTAACAAATTTAAAGCTCTTTGTAGTTGTTTACCTGCTGTTTTCCAATTACCTAAGTTTACTGCTTGTTCAAATAACTCTTCAGCTATTATAGGAGGTAATTTATCACCATTAAATTTATCCCAATACTCTTTTTTATAAAATGTCTCAGCTAAACTTTTTAGGTCTTGATTGCTTTCAACTAAATGTTTAAACTGGCTTTGACTAGATGATATGTCTTTTAGATTATCTATAATATCCCAACCTTTCCAATCAGGGTTATAATTTCGTGCTATACCTTTATATGTTTCTCCACCTTTATCATCTTTATCGTTTACATAACCACCCTCATATCCTAAAAGATTTATATATGCTGTTCTAAAACTCATTTTCTAACTTCCTGCATAATCCTGTGATATTCGTGTTCAGTAAAGTAATATGTAGTCATTCCTAATATCCCTGCAACTATAAGACTTGTAACAACCCTAAATAATACCTTATTAGGTATATCTTGTAAATCTCTTAAAGCTTTCTCATTGTCTTTTAGTCTGGTATTAAAATCATCTATAATTCCATCATAGTGTTTCAACTGTTCTTGTCGCATAGCCACAAAAGAAGTTAAAGCATTACAACCCTTTGAATTTTGATTATACTCTATATTGTTTAGTCTGCTTTCATTACTATCTATTCTTTTATGTATTCTCTTAGAACTATCGTCCATTCTCTGTTCAAAGTTAGCTAACTTTTCTAACAATAACTCTATTTTACTAAAAGATACTGAGAAATCATTTTTAAGCTTATCAAGTTTATTATCAAAACTTAATAGAGATTTTTTTATAAACTCTAATTCATTGTCCATTTGTTTTTACCTTTGCATATTCTTTTACACTCTTTTCTACACTTCTACCTATTACATATCCACCAAGACCTATTTTAAGTAATTCCCACATTTGAGGTGGTAATGTTAACATCATTGACTTAATACCAAATAAACTTAAATATGGATATATAATATAGTTATTTGCTATTATAAATACAAAACATAACATTGTTATAGGTCTCCAGCTTCTTTGTAACCAACTATCCCCCTGTGCTTCCGCTCTAACTATACTTGCTTGTTGTTTCAATATAGTTTTACTATAATCTATTAAACTATTAGTTAGAGCTTGTTTAAAAGCCTGTTCTCCCTCTTCAAGTTTAGCTTTTTGTTCTGGGGTTAAATCAGGTGGAAAATAACTTTTAAACAAATTAACTCCAGCATCAATCAATGAACCAAGTATCTGTATCATTTTAAAAACCTTGTTGTGTAAAAGTATAATACATTATTGCCAAAGCTGATATGGCAAACAATGTAGTACCTATAAAATATAAGACTTCAAATCTAAACATTATATTTAACCTTATGATATGCTCTTATAAACCACATCATTAGTTTAGTTCTTAAAGAGTTTTCTATACTAAATAATACTTGCTCACCAACTTCATCAGCTTCTTTATATTTATCTATACTACATAAATAGTCGTGCAATACAAAGAATGGAGCAAATTTAGGTTGATATTTATCTACTACCAATCTAAGAAGCCTTGTTTTTAAAGTTAGTCCGTCTGTAACAAAGCCATAAGGTACTGTATATCCTTTAATATTATATTGCTCTAACAACATAAATGTACCATTATATTGTGGTAATAGTTTTGGATATTTCATTATTAACTCCATACTATACTATCCACTTCATCAGTAGAAGTACAAGCATCAACTTGTGCTTTTAAAGAGTTCTTTTTTACTCTTTGTGTTTCAAAGTTTACTCCTAACTCTTGTATCATAGTATATACATCATCAAGAGCTATATCTGTATGGTCTATATTGTCATAGTCTGTTATAGTCATAGTATCTTGTCCTAAAGATTGAGCTAAATCATATCCTGATTTTAAAAGAATAATATCATCTGATTTAGCATCCATTTTGATACCATTTGAACAGGTGTAACCTTGTTCTAAAGCGTCATTAAAAGCTTGTTTTATTTCGTTTATTTTATCTGTTTTAGCTTTGTTAAATAATTCTATGTTCTGTAAATCAAGAAACTCTTGAGGTGGATTGTCCTTGTCGTATTCAATAAAACCATCAGGAATTTTAAAACCTGAACCTTTAATTAATTTATTATCTTGTATTTTATAAAAATATTTTAATTCCATTATCTACCTCCAATTGTACATATAAATACTCTATCTACATCTAAGTCTGTACTATTATTATCAATTTCCACATTGACTGAAAATTTACTTACTGACATTGTGTCGTAATCATATCCAGCAACTCTAACAGCACCCTCCGATGATTGCTTTGAAGCACTCCCGAAAACTGCATAATTTGTGTCTTTCATATCATTTTCTAACGCAATATCATACCTTCCTACATCATTTCTAGTTACAGAGCTTATATTATGTGCCAATATTATTGTCCCATCTGCACCATCGAACAAAACAAACGAACTAATTTGGTTTATAATCCAACTACCATCTTGTTTAACAATTTCATCTGCTCCTAATTTGACAAGTGTTCCTATTACATTCTGAACTTTTGTAGCTACATCACTATCTTCATAGTCATTTACATTTACAAATGTAGTATCTGCTTCTGCTTTTGTATAACAATCTGCTAATACAAAAGAACCAAAGAACACTCCCAATATTTCATCTCCATCTGCTGGAGCTGTACTAAATACTATATTCTGTCCATCACTAATATCTACATCAGCTGTTACATTGGTTCCATTTAGATATACCTCTGCATAATTAGCATCATATCCATCTGTGATAGTAAATGTAGTTGTAGTACCATCTCCTGTAAATGTTAGTTTCTTTAACATACCATTTACTGCACTCGAAGCTAATTGCCAAGTAGTGCCATCATAAGCTTTCATTTTCTTTATAGTAGTATTAAAGTATAAATCACCCACTTGTAAAGCTGACCCATCAGTTCTAACATCTATATCCTCTGCGTGAGCATTCTGGTATACTTTAGCAAATGTTTCAACATCTGTTATGTTTTCTCCGACTATGTTTACATTATCTATATTTGTAGCTACTATCTTAGTATTGCTATCAGTTAAATTTAAATCATCTGATACTGTCTTTATACTATCTATGTTTGTTGCATTAGTATTAATGCTGTCTATATTACTTGCATTAGTATTTATATTTGCTATATTTGTAGCATTTGTGTTAATGTTATCAATGTTTGTAGCATTTGTTTTTATACTATCAATGTTATCACTATTTGTTTTAACACTATTTATATCTGTTGCTACTGTATTTATATCAGCTATGCTTGTAGCATTTGTTTTTATGCTATCAATGTTATCACTATTTGTTTTAACACTAGCTATATCTATCGCAACAGTATTAACATTGTCTATATTATCACTAACAATATCTATACCGCTTGGAGGAGCATTTAGGTCTGCTATCTCTTGTGCTGTTGTAGCTACTGTTATTATTATTTTAACATCAATAGCTGGTATATTATCGTCATTAAATACAATAGAATTGTTAATTATATCATACTTTGTTTTATCATTAATTGGTATATCATCTATCCAAATCTGTACATAGTTCTCTCCCAATATCTCAAAATCAATAGGAAATACCTTTGTACTACCATCTCCTATAAATACTTTTGAACTTATCATTTATATTCCTTATCTTAATTCTTTAGAAGTTTGTTTATAAAACCCTTCTAAAGATATACTTGTTATCCTAAATGGTGTATTATTACTGTTTTTTATAGTTATTACCGTGTCTTTACTACTACCTGCAACAGTAGCTTTATTGTTCTTTAAACTACCGCTATCATATGTTCTTGTTAGCGTGTAATTATAATTCTCTCTTAAAATATCAACATTAAATGTACCACTACCATATATGCCCATCTTTTTAATTTGTACATTGTCAATAGGTGTTTTCATTGTATTTATTTTAGGATACCATTTAGGTAGTGTTACGGAAGAACTATAAGATACAACTGTATCACTATCATCTATTGTATCCTCTTTTATATCTTGATTAGGTAGTAACTCAAAATTAAGCACATAAGAAGTAGTGTCATCAGACCATACAACATATAATCGTTTAGAAAATAAAAACATATAATCAATACTAATACTAAACTCAAACCTAAACAAGGCACTTTGTATTCTTTCTTTTCCTGAAGTAGCTTTCCTATATACATATAATGTATTAGGTGTTTCCTTAGAATACATTATAGTGAACCCTAAAGCTGTTTCAGAGACTATATAATCAATAAAAGGTAACATAGTAGGACTATTTATTGTTAAATTAACACCTTTTACAATTAAACTATTATTATCATCTTTAACATATTCTCTTAATTGAGCCTGTGTATCTGATGTTCGTGCTATAAAAAATAGACTGTTCCCAGAAACAGAGGGATTGACATTAGTATCAAAACTATAAGAAGATACTAATTCAATAGATACATTTAAAGGACTAAATGTATTAGAGTATGTTAACTCCCACTGTGCCTCTTTTGAAAATATATATAAACTTCTTTGAAAAGGTATAACAAAGTATATCTTATTAGCTTGATTACTTGCTATTGAAACATCTATTACATCTGTATCTATTACTTGTAAAGCTGTTTTAGGATAAAAGTTGTAGTAACCACCTTCCTCACTTAAAACAATACTATCACTACTTGCTATACCAAATCTATTTTTAAAAAAGAATAGGTCTTGTATTGTTTTGTTTACAAAGGAAGGTGTTAGTGCTGTTAACTCATCACCTATATGTAGTTTCTCCCAGGTTAGTGTTTGTACTAAGAAACTACCATCACTTTGTCTATCTACTGCAATCGGCATATTAGTGAAATCACCTCTTAAGTCATTAGGACTTCTTGTTTCAATCCAAACACCATTCACAGCTTTTACATAATAAGTTGTAAATACATCGTTATCATTCCCTGTTATCTTTACTATTGTTCCGTCAAAAGGCATTTTAGCAGGTAAATCTGATAGCTTACTAATCTCACCTTTCCAGCCAATACTTGCTTGGTTACCCCAACTATCCCAAGATTTAAAAGTAAATGAGCTTAGTGTTGTGGTTATCTTTATGATACTTCCATCTGCTACGGCACTAAAATTATCTGCATTATTGTTTATATTACTTGCTAAAGAACTTGCGGCATCATCACTTTTACTACCTGTTGCTGTGTAGGCAGTACCATTCAAATATACTGCATATCTATATTCATTATTTGTATCATTAGAAGCTCTTTTTAAAAAGTAATATGCTACATTTGTATAGTCCTCATCTGGCGGAGGTAATGTTGTCTGCCCTACAACCTGTGTTGTATTAGCAATAAATGTTCTATCCTGTACTGTAATTGCTTTCAATGTTTTATTATTCATATCTTGTGTGATAAGGTATGAATAAATACTATCTATGTCTGTATAATTAACAGTCTTTTTATTACCATATTTATCATATATAACGATAGGCTCTGTTGTTGAGTTTTTAAAAGAAAATATATACTCCTCATACCCCTCTCCTCTATCATAGGTATGAAATATATTTTTACCAAATAAAGCATCGTCTACTTTAAATATAAAGTCTAACCCATTTCTACGCTCTAAGCCCCTTACTACATCAGGTACACAATTAACCATTTTTCTACATTGTGTATCCAATATTAACTCATCTGATTGTTCACTCTCTCCACCGTATGCGGCAGGATATATTTTATTTATCTTACTCATTACCTAGTACCTTTTGGAACAGTTCCCCTATCAACTACTCTTGTATTCTTTACAAGATTATATTTAGAGTTCCTTAAATGTTCTTTTTCAACTTTAATTAAAGCATATCCTATCTGTTTCTCTAAATCTCTATCAACAAACTCATCACCATTTAGAAACACTTGTGCTTGTTTAGCACCCATATATGTAACATAGGACGCAAATGTTTTAGGCAGGTCTTCAAAATCCCATCTCCATATAACATCAGCAGTTACAGGCTGTGTAAACAAGTATGTTTTGTTTTCTCTATCATACAAACTACCACCTCTTTGTATTATATCTTTACCGTTTACTTTTAAAGACAACACATCTGGTGGTATCCCTATATGATTAGATGTATCTGGCTGAAAAGTCCATTCCTCTTTATTAAACCACCACCCCTGTGATTGTAACTCCTCTGAAACTTCTTGTAATATATCTTTAATAATTACAGCTTCGTGTAGTGGATTAAGTGTATCAATATCTACTCCAGGAGGTACAGGTGTTTCTCCTATATACCTTAAACCAATATTAACAGCATCATTTAATAACATATTTTATCCTTTATAATAATTATAATATCTTTAATAAAAACATTATAACAACTATAATCATATATAGTGTTTTAAGAGCCTTAGCTTAAACATATAGCCATTTAAACCAATAAAAGGTATAAATAGTTACATATAAGCTAAAGGCTCTTAAAATTGATTGTAGGGCTATTTTACTAACCCTACATAACTGCTACTAAGCAGCAACTCCTGTATCTCCACCTGTAATTGCACAAGCACAAGCAGGTTTCAATACACCCATACCCAACCAATACCAAGTCTTAAGCAAGTCTTCTTGTATTCTTGTAGGTATGTGGTCTATCTCTGTCATAATATCCATAAGCTTAACAACACCCACACATTCAGGTGTAAATGCAAGAGCTTGTAGATATCTTGTATTAGTCTCGCCTACATCTACATAAGTAGAAGTTGGTAGGTGATTAGACCACATATACTTAATACCTGCTACCTGTACAATAGTACCTGTATCAACACCACCATTACCACTTGTGTAATCTCTGTTAATACCTTTAGCCGATTGTACTAAGTTGTTAAAGTTAGCAGGTGTTGTAACAACCACAGGCTCTCCTATGACATCTTTCTCTTTAAAGAGAGTATTAGCTTCAAAAGTAGCTGCAAATAGAGCATCGCCTTTCTCTTCAGCAGTAGCTCCATCATGAATAGCATCATTATTGACCTCACTACCATCTGGTTGCATAGCTATACCGTCTATTGTACCACTTGTTTGTGAAGCAAGTAATATCGTAGAGAATACATCTTTATCTACTTTTGTGGAAAGTGCTTCAGCCATTTGATTAGCTAACTCACTTCTTGTATCAAATTCAAGTATTTTCTCCTCAAGTCTTGATATAGATAGAGATACATATTGAGGAGCGTCTATTGTGATAACTCTCTCTTTTACAGGAATAGCAGAGGTTTCAACATCAGCTCCTACTACATAATCCCCAATAGCTGCATCACTAAGCTGTGCTATTACAGGAAAATATGTACTTGAACCTGATTGAATTGTTTTTGATGTAACCAAATTAAGAGCAAGATTTTTTCTTGCAAAAGCCTCTAATACTAATCCACTAAATACTTCTTTGGCTAGTGCCATATTTGCTGGTACACCTCTTATACCTGTGGTGTCCGCTATGTTTACTGGTGTAATTGCCATTGTAATTCCTTATGTTTTAATTTAATAAAGTTGTAACTTTATGATGTTATTTATTTAGTGTTCTTAAAGTTGTCTATCCACATATAACCGCAGTTAATGTTTCAAGGCTTTACTACTTACCAAATTAAAACATCTCTCCTCCTTTATATACGATAGGGTATAGGAAAAGGAGGAAACCTATACCCCTGTTAATTAATATAAACCCTGTTGTCTTCCCGCAAGATATCTATTATCTACTAATTCAGCATACCTTCTATCTGTTTTATATGCAGGGTTTCTAACAGCCTTAAAATACTCATCTCTTGTTTGAAAAGGCTTCAAGCCATTACCTTGTGTTTGTCCTTCTATCCTTCTTGGTGGTGTGCCCATTCTAAGTTTCAATACTTCAATAGCTTCCTTAGCTATATTCATATCACCTGACAAAATGTCTTGGTCAAACCTTTTAGCTTGTGTCTCTGATAGGTTTTCCCTTGCCCACTCAACCATTTGATTATACGCCTGTTCACCTCCTGCTGTATCATATATAGTTTTCTTATATACTTCACCCTTAACTTTCTGTGCGTCTATATAAGTATCAACTATCTCTTTAGATAATCCTTTTTGTTCTAATTCTTTATATAGGTCATCAGATAGTTTACCCTCTTGTAGATAAGCTTCCTCATACTTTTTAAAGTCTTTAGGAGTTAAGAGTTTATTAGCTTGTTCCTCTGCTTCTTTTGCTGTATCATCAATTTGTTCTGTGGTATTTTCCTCTTCAGCTTCTGTTTCAGTAGGAGTATTAGGACTGTCTTGTTGTTTTGTTTTAAGTTTCTCAAGCTCCATATAAGCTCGTGCTATCTCTTCAGCTGATTTACCTTGAAACTTTTCTGGCATTTCAAAAGTATCTTTAGGAGTACCATCAGGATTAAAGTTCTTATCTACATAATCCTCCCCCTCTCCTCTTACCCTTTCAAGGGCTTTTTGTTCCTCTGGTGTTAGTTCAAGAGTTACCTCTTCATTGTTTGTTACTTCATCAGCCATTACTTACCCCTTGTAGTGGGTTTACTTTTAGTGTCTTTTAAAAGCTCTTCTCGAACTTGTTTAGTTATTTCAGCTGTCAAATTAGCTACAAAGTCAGAATTTTTCAAATCATTCTCTGCTTCTCTTCTTGCTTGTGCTTTTATTTCTTTTAGTTTATCCGCATAAGCCTTATTGTTACCTGTAATATCTCTTGTATTTTTGTGAAATAGTGTTTTATCTTTCTGTTCTTTTTTCTTATCTCTTAGAACATAATCACTATCTACAATAATATTACCTTTCTTAGCGTGTTTATTCTTTTTTAACTCTTCTACTGAACTCATTTATTCTCCTTTTAGTGTTTTTATTGTTTAGGTGGCTGTGTAGCAGCATTTACTGCATTAGAAGCACCTTGCATAGACAGTTGTTGTTCCGCCTGTGCTTGTTGTTCTTGTTGTATTTGTTCTTGCGACTTTATATATCTACCTTGAGGTAAATTAGAAGCAGTTGTAACATCTTCAATATAGTTTTGAACATTAAAATATTCCCCTATGGTCTGTTGTAATACAGGTGTTTCTTGTAGAATACTTGAAAACTGTCTAAGTTTATTTAAGTCATTGTTTCTGCCTAAAGCTTCTACACCTGTTACAGGAACAAACTCATAACCTTGCATATCAACATCCATCTCATTTAAAACAAGCCTTGCAAGAGGAGCTTGAAACTCTTGTGATAATAGAGAATACAACCCACCTTGACTAATCTCTAAATCATTAGCAAGATATCTAATCTCTCCAAGTGTTGTTCTTTCAGAGTGTCTAACTGCTGATGAAGCTGATAAGAATACTTGTTCTAATCTTCTCTCTATATCTTTCTTTAGCTCTGCTGCTTGTGATAAGTCCGCTTGTTTATCTACCCTCATAACAGTTAAATCATGGTCAAAATCACCCTCTACAACATCACCATTATCTGCTCCATTTAGTTCACCAATATCTAATACAGAGCCAGGTTTTTTACCAAATATAACCCTACCTGCTACTGCACTTGCTTCAAACAGTAGTTGTGTAACTGCTTCAAGGGATATAAAATCACCTAGGTGTTGAGTTACTAAACCAAGACCATAATTATCACCATTAACAGCTGTTGTTCTTAAAGCCATATATGGAAATGTTTCTGGTGTATATATAGCATCACTTCCTTCTATAACTACATCTTCAACAGCTTGATACTCATACCACTTACCGCCTCTTAACACAGCTCTGGTGTAGATTGACACATCTTTTAAATCACCGTCTTGTATATCTAAATCAAGCTGTTCTAAAATATCATCAGGTAAAGCATAAGGTGATACACTCTCTTTAGTTATTACCTCTAATAAATTACCTCTAAAATCTCTCTGCACTACATAACTATCTAATCTATATACCTTTATACCTTTTTCAATAGGTGTGGTAGGTTTTATCTTTACAGCAAGAGAGTTACCTGTTATGATTAATGATTTCATTATCTCAACAGTTGGTACAATCATAGCTTGTTCAGCTATAAGCTTCTGTGCATCATTCTCTATTGTAACAGCTAATTGTTCTGCTTTATTTATTACATCTCCACCACCACTCTGTTGTTTTAGATTATCTTTAATAGTAGCATCAAGAAACATTCTAAAAAATGGATTATTAGGTGGTAGCATTGTAAATGTTATTTTACTTGCCAAACCATTAACTAATCTTGCACCAACATTTTGATAAGGGTTATTTAGCTTATCTGTTTCTTTATGCCCATCTGGAGGAAGTACATAAGGAAGTGTTAGCTTTGCACAATCTCTTGCTGTTGTTAAAACATCTGTCCGTGCATTATCTAAGGTAGAAAACCTATCTTTTATAGGTTCTTCCATTAGCTTCTTTATATCAAATTCAATAGCCATATATTATCCTTATGCTGTTCCAACCGTTGCAGTGGTATCTACTCCTGTACCTACTAAAGGTATTTGTAGAGAACTTGCTCCTTGTGTTTTAGCTTTTTGTTTCTTTTTGTCTATTTTTTCATTATCAAACTGCTCCATAGTAGCTTCTTCAGAAGGAGGAGCAGGAGGGGGTGGTGCCGATACTGTCTGTACTTCTGGTGCTTTACCACCCCCTCCACCATAACAATCAATATAACTAATAACACTCCTATCAATTACATCACTTATATCTGCGCCTAACATATATGTTCTAAGCTCTCGTATTATACTCATTTTAATCCTTTCGTATATTTTTTATATTGTTTACCAATACTATCTTTTTTTACAGTCACAACAGTGGCTATGTCTTTATAATCAAACTTTGTTATGTTATCTTTATTTGAACTGTTTAAGTAAATAGTACCAACAGCATCAAGTTCTAAGTCCTTCATAACCTTACCTATCATAATGAATAATAGTTTTGTAGTTTTACCTCCTCTAAACTTTTGTTTTATATACATGTGGTCTATTACAAGATAGTTTTTAGAAAAACCATACAAGTTGTTAATATACATAAATACAAACCCTGTTATATTATCCTCTTTATCTACAACTAAATAGATATAATTACCATTCTGTATATATTTATCAATAAAAGAATTAGCTATTTGTATATTACCTGTATATTCTAATAAAGCTGTTTCTTTAAAATAAATACACAAAAGACTAGCTAACTGTTCTTTATACTTTTCTTGATATAGTTTTATTAACACTAATATTCCTTTGTAACTGTTTATTATAATTATAAATATAATCTATAACTTCCTTATAACCTTGTTTAACTCTAAAATCATCTATTGTTAAATTTCTATTAGTTGATACATCAGTATTAAAATACTCTTTTAGTTTATCAACTAAATCATCTAATTCTATTACCATAAAGTCTCCTTTAAAGTATTTATATAATAAATAATAAGTAATATAATATTTATAATATCTACGTTAGTAGTATAATAAATAGTTTGTTACTTGTGTGTTATTATTAATACTTACTTAAATATATATTATATATTATATATTAACCCCCCTTACCCCCCTTAAGAGATAAAATAAAACCTTACCTCTCCTAATGGGTGCAATAACTCTTAAAAAGTAGCTCTGAAGCCCACAGTTTAGGCGTTCTAAAACTACATATTTGGTGTCCATAATTCTATGTTAAATTTACCCTCATTTTTACCTGTTATTTGGTGCATATTTGCTACCCTTGCTTGTGGTAATAAATATTCAATAGCTTCTTTTTTTTCAAAGTTCATTGCTTTCATAGCTGTTTCTATACACATATTCCAATATTCATCTGGGGGAGTGTTATCAAGAAGTTTATTAGCTTTTGTTTTACCTATACCTACAACACCTTTGTACCCATCTACTGTATCTCCAACTAATATTTGATAATAGAAAAATCTATGTGCTTCTTTAGGGGTTACTTCAATCCACTTACCGTTACCATAGTTATAATGATAACCTGCTGTTTGATATAATACATCTTTATCAATAGCACATAATATATAATCATCTGGATAGTTTGTTTTCTTATAAACAACTACATCATCAGCTTCACAACCCTCCGCTACATTTGCTTTATATTCCTTAATTAAGAAGTTCCATAAGTAATCATAAGACATAGGTTTTCTGCTTTTTAATCTGTTATGTTTATAAGTAGGTAACACATCAAATCTAAAATTATTATGCCCTGATAACCACAGCTCTATGCTATCACATTTAGTAGCTTCTTTAATGATATTTATTTGTTCTACAATAGATTTCTTTGATAGCTCATAAGCAGGTGATAAAGATATATCTGTTTCATCTGTGGCACCTAATTCATTGTCTAACTCGTTCCAATTTGTTTTCTCTTCAAAAGAGAAACCTGCTTTATACAATAAACTATCACCATCTATTAAAGCTTTAGCATTCATTATCTTGCTCGTGTAGGCTAACTTTATCAGCTTGTAATCCTTGTTTTATATCATCTGCTGTTTCATATAAAGCACTCATTACTGATATATCCGCATAACCTGCTATTTTTAATATATCACAAAACACTTCAACAGCATCAGTAGTAGTTGCCTCATCTGCTATGGTAACATTACACTTAGTTTCTGTATTAATAGGGTAATCACTTTTAAGTTTTATCTTTATCATTATATCTCCTTTTTATATATACCGTTTTAATAGCTCTACAATCAACATATTTAAACAAACTCTGTATAGGTAGTATGTTAGCCTATCTTTACATTAAAAGCTCTTAGAATTGATTGTAGAGCATATTTATTATCTTGACTTTAATAAGCTTTTTCTTTTTTCTATTGTGTTATTAGTGTATCTACTTGAAGACCACCCACCACACTCCTTACATCTGTATCTTTGATATTTACCTACATTAGTTGTAAAATAACCTCTCCTTACAATGTTAGCACTCCCACATTTAGGACACCTCATAGTTTCATCTGTATCCTCAATGTTTATGTTAGGGTGTTGGTGATACCAAGAACGCAGTTTTAGATATACCTCTTCAAGAGATACAATATCCATAATATTATACTCTTTCATCTCTTTCCAAGCTTTATCATTACCTTTCATACACTCCACCCATAACTTAGCTCCAGGAAAATTACTGTGTTTAAGCTTTTGATTATTAACCTGTAACTCTTCACATAAGTTAGCTAATGTATTTCTTGTAAACCTAAATACTTTTTTAGCTATTTGTAAAGTATCTATGTCTTTATGTGGTGATGGAGGGGGTATATTATGTACCACAGCCCTAGCTCTAATAAAAGGTATATCAAATCTTTTACCATTGTGTGCTATAACATAGTCTGCTTTATGTAACCAATCTACTATGCTTTTAGTAATCTCATAATCATCTTCTGTTCTATTTTCAAGATAGGTGATGTGTTTATTACCTAACTCTTTAATAGCACAGCTCATAATATAACCCCTATCTATCAATAAATCAGGATTAATGTTCTGTTTCCACATACCCCACACAAAAGCCATAGAGGGGGCTGTTTCTATATCTAACAATATTGTCATTTAATACCTTTAAAATAGTTTATATTTATCTAATATATCAAACATCTGTACATTCCTAAGTTCTTCTAAAAAACTACAACTGTCGGGCATATCTTTTGTATATAACATATCTTTAATATGTCTTTCAACAAACTTTTTATTGTGTGGTATAGTACAACCAGAACAATCACAATTAATGCATTTAACCCCATTATTATCTACATAACTAAATTCCTTTGCAAATTTACTTTTAATACTGCATACTGAATAGTGTTTGACTTGTTTTAATCTATCATAATAAACAGGAATATTATCACTATAAACAAAAAAAGGACATCCACAAAAGAAACAATTAAGATTATCTATGTTATGACATTTTTTATTCTGTTTATAGAGAGGGCAGAAGCCCTCTTCATTCTGTTTCATATTATCATAATCAAAATAGTTTACTATACACTCATAAGATTTTCCTTCAAGGTTCTTTAAAATGTTTTTCTTTTTTTGATTATGCTCTTTATGCCATTCTTCATAGGTCATATAAACTCCTTATATAACAGGACAATGCCCACCCTCACACTCTTGATTTTCTATTTCATTATCAATACTATCTATAAAAACTTCTTTATCAATATTAATAGGTTTTAGTTGTTCAACATATTCCTCATATTCCTCTTTAGTAGTAACCTCTTGAGGTAAATACAAATAGCCTAAATCAATAGGTGTTTTACTTGCGTCTGTTCGATATATAAAAGATACTCCTACATAGTGTTCCCAATTATTTAATAGCCATTCTATAATATCTGGTACTTCTTCAGGTGAATATGATATTGTATTAGATACATTTTGTTGGCACCAATTAACCTGATATTTTTTATATCTTTCTAACTGTTCAATAGCAGTTTCATTATTTACTTCAACTACCTCATCTTCTCTTGTAATAGGGTTTACTCTTGTTACATGGTCGAATTTAACATTATCCCATTTAATTGGAAACTTAACTATCATACCTTCAGTTGGTTGGTTGGGATTAGGTTTAACCTCATACCCAGCACTCTTTAAAACAGGTAATAAAGCATCATTAACACCAAAATTAATAAAGTTAAATATATACTTACCAAGTGGTTTATGCACCCCCTCAGTTGTAGCCATTATCTTACTTAAAGTACCAGAAGGTTTAACCGTTGTAACATTCTTTGGTCGTTGTAGCTTAAGCTCATCAGCCATAGTATAAGCACTGTGTATAGCAATGTTTTTCATTGCTTGTAGGTCATAGGCTGATAAATCATCTCTTTGTACAATACCTGTTAAACCCACCCCACAAAGCCTAAGAAACTCATTGTTTAAGTGCCAAGCTTCTTGTAGAATACCGTCTTTAAGATTAACAAGTGTTTGCCTATAATTAGCCCGTGCCCCTAACTCAATAGCCCTATGCAGACCTGTGGTATCACCTATAAACTTAGCTATATCTATCTCAACAAGATTACAAAAAGTCTTATTGCCTAAAAGTATTTCACAGCACGGATTACTTCCTTTAAACCAAGGGGCTCTGTTTAAAGCTGTTTGACCGTTCACAAAACCAGGCTCACTACCCCCCGCATCTTGCATCAAACTAAATATATGTTCTAAATCTTTTTTAGTAGGTTTTTGATAAAATATTAAACTATTATTAGACTGTCCTCTTTGTATGTTGTTCACCCAAAAGTCTTTCTTTGCCACAGCAAACTCTTCCCACTCTGGTTGATTATACTCAAATAAAGCTATTTGTGCTGACCTCCTACTTGATAATATTGTACCCAACCAATTAACTATATCAAGTATATCTATCCTTGTCAATAACTGACCTGCTCTTTTATTCAATATTTCAGCTATTGCTTTAAAAGCAGTCGCTATGGCTTCATCACCAGAGCTTATCCACCCATATCCTTTTAACCTTATACCTGCGGGGCGTAGTTCACTAAAATCAAATACAAGTTTATCAGCTGGGTATTTACCCGCTAACAACTTACCTATGGACTTAGCCCAAGCTTCCGCACTATCACCTACTTTTATAGTCCAAACACCATCTTTAAAATGTTCTTGATTAAATTCCTTACCACCCTTGGCTTTTCGTTTTGTTCTTATTACTTCAATGTCCTTAATAGGTTTAAAAAAACCATTAAGAGTACCAACAACAGGGCTAAACCCAACACCACAGCCTTGCATAAGTAACCATAATACATCAACAACATCATAAACAGTTTCTACTTTTGTAAAAGAACAGTTAAACTGACTGCTCTCTCTGCGTTTTGCTATCTCTGTTCCTCCAAGCCAGAGTGTCCTGCCTGATGTAGATAGCTTTCTATCAAGCATAAGCTGTTTAAACTCTTGTAATTCTTTTAATTCTTGTTTATTTAGGGGTGCTTTTTTAGCCCTTTCCCACAACCATTGCTGATGTCCTTTAACACGCTCACAAATCTCCTCCCAAGTTTCAAACTCTGTTTCAGCTTTATTTTTAGGTCTTGCGTATGTTCGTCTTATTATAACATCAGCTCTTGTTTTCATCATCACCTCCATTAGGTAGTTCATCTATGTCTAATACTTTTGGATTAGTGGCTTCCTCTATTTTCTTTTTAATATTATTTAATACCTCTTCATAATCTGCTTTAAACCCTCTACCCTCTAATAGCTTTTTAATCTCCTCTTTTGGGTCTATCCACTTCTTACCTTTAGCTACCTTACCTTTAGTTTTTTTTATAGGCTTATTATCATTAGCATCTATTACAAATTGCATTGCTTTATCCGTTAGGGGTACTTTACCAGCATCATATATCTTTATACCGTGTCTAACTAAGGTCTCCATTAATATTGTATTCATTAATGTTTGTTTCTGTGTCCTATCAAACACTTCTCCTGTGCCTAAGTATTTTAATAGAGTACCATAATATACATACATATAGTCGCAATAAGCGTCCACCATATCTACTAGACAATCTAGTATAGCTTCCTCTTTCATTTGAGGAGCTACATCTGTACTCTTGTAGATTAATTCAAGATATGTTTTATAAGCATCTATAAACTCTGTCTCCTCCTCTATTAACATATTCTCTTCTAATTCTTTATTAAGTTTAAATTCATTTCTTAAGTAGTTAAACTTTGCAATATCCGTAATCATTCACTCTCCTTTTTATATCTCTCTATTATCATATCTATATAGTCTTTAGCTTTCTCTAAATCTTGTACACCATTCTTTTCTTTATATCTTAAGATATATTTTAAAGCATTACCCTCAAAGAAGTTCATACTATACTCATCTATTATATCAATAGGTTGTATCTTATGTTTACTATAATGCCTCCCTCCTATTTGTTTGTTTCTATCTCTTTTAAGTTCATATTCACATTCATTTATACAGTCATAAGCACCACTCATTTATCCTCCTTTTAATGTGTTTCATACCAATTATCTCCTATCTTTGCTTCTCCTTCTAATTTTACTCTAAACTTAAGTTGTTTAGTAATAGTTAAAAAAGCTTCTTGTGCTATTTTAGATACATCATCAGCTATCTCTTTTCTACATTCACATTGTGCTTCATCATGTATATTAAGCACAAACTCATAATCTATTCCATAAGGTTTATAACCTTTAGCCTGTAATGCTTTATCATATTCAATTAACCAATACTTCATTATTAAAGCACCACAGCCTTGGAGTAAAGTATTAAGTGCTGAATGAGGACTACGAATATAAAACTTATTACCGTCTAAAGCTTTTAAATATCCTTTAGTTTTAACTGCTTTTTGTACTGCATCAATGAGTTGCTTTAAAGCAGGTAATTTAGCAAGAAACTTTTTCTTTAGTATAGCTCCCTCTTTAGCTCCTCCACCTGTAATACTGCCAAGCTTATCTACACCTGCACCATATAAAAAAGCGTACACAAATGTTTTTGCATCGTCTCTTGTAGGCAGCCCCGCAGCTTTCTGATTTAAAGTATGTACATCTGTTCCTTTTGATTTATCACCGCTTACAACAGCCCTACCATATGCACCTTTATCATACTTAGCAAGATAATGTGCTAATGTTCTAAGCTCTAAGCCAGAAGCATCACAACCAACTAACTTCCTATCTTTTGGTACTATAAATAACTCTCTACATTCCTTACCTTTAAATGCTCGTGGTGAGGGTGTTTGTGCAAGGTTTGGGTTTGAGTGAGTACAACGCCTTGAGACAGCTCCTATTGTATTAACTTGTCCGTGTATCCTACTATCTTGTCTAACCTGCTTTAACCAAGCTTGTTTGCCCTCGGCTAATTGTCCTATAAGTTTATTAACCTCAAAGTAATGAGCTAATAATTTACCTTCGGGAAAGTCTAAGGTTTTTAAAACACCCTCATTTATTATAATATTATCTTTTTCTGTGAACTCTGTTGGTGTCCATCCATATACCTCTTTTAACCACCTTGCAATATGGTGTCTGCTTGAGGGATTAAACCGTACTTCTATCCACCTCCCCCATTCCATATCATCATTATAACAAGCACCATTATCTACTTGTTTCTGCCATACTTTAGACACAGAACCATCTTTAGTATATTTATTAACCTCTCTTAAAGGTTTCCAATCTTTTAAAGGTTTAAATGTCTGCTGTAATTGTTTTTCAAGCTGTTCTTTATCTTTTAATAGTTCTATATGGAGTTGTTGTGCTTTTTTTATATCAAACAATACACCATACTCCTCTTGCCTTTGTATTATCCTTGCAAAATTATTCTCTAACCATACAGCTTCTTTAGGTATATCTTTAATCAGTAGCTTCTTGTATAGCGAGTATGTAACCTCTATATCTTGCCTACAATACTCTACCATCTCCTCTGTGAGCTTACTCCAGTCATCGTAGTGTTCTTTGTAATTACCTAAACGATATCCCCAAGCTTCTAAGGAATAAGAGCCTTTTAGCTTCTTTGGTATTTTAGAATTATTGTTATCATATATAAATAAGTTAGGATAAGCTAATTGACCAGCTAATAAAGTATCATATATATCACAGTAATCCCATAAGTCTATACCTAATATCTTTTTAATAACAGGCATATCAAACTTAATCCCATTATGGAATACTACTCTATCACATTTCTTTAATAGCGCCATACAGTCATCTAATAAACCACAACTACCTCTTATAGGATTAGAGGTAAAAACTACTGTATCATTAACTATTTCATCATCGATTATCTTAACACCAATACAGTGGATAGTTGTTACATCTAATAAGAGGTTATCAGTTTCAATATCAACTACTGCTGTTTTCATATTAAAAATCCTTATTATCCTCTTCAGTTTCTATCTCAAACTCTTCATCAAGTTGTTTTAATATACCGTTATCAGGATTATATACAAAAGGTATTGTTTGCCCTGTGGCTTTACCACTAAACCTATCTTTTATAACCCTAACTAATCCTTTATTCCTATCTTCTATATTTTCTGCTAAGGTGTTTCTCTCTATACCCATCATAAAGTGCGACCACCTCATAATAGCCCTACTGCCTGTAAACTGTCCTTGTTCTACTCTACCACCTGCTTCGTGGCTTACTCCTTTTTTAGGTGGGTTTAAATGAGATACCAATAGTATCCATATATTCAACTCCTTAGCCAGAGAAGCTATCTCCTCCATAAGAGCATCAAGATGTCGTCTTTCGTCCTCTGCGTGGCTGTTAAGTGCTGTTAAATTATCAACATAAAACAACTTTACTCCAAAGGATATAGTAGCACTTCTAATCTTAGCTTTAATTGTATCCCAATCTATTCTACCAAAGTTATCATACATATATAGTTTATCATTGTATTTATGTATTGTTTCCTTTAATTGTTCTTTATCATACTCTATGTCAGGTAGGTGATAGAATACTTTGTTTACCTTACCACTTATCCTTAGTAATGTTTCTGAACGACTTTGTTCTAACATAAAAGTAGCTACTTTGTAACCTTGTTCTAAATCATAAGCTATTTGCTGCATAATAAAATCTGTCTTACCCGCAGCTACCCCCGCACCTAAAGCCACTATCTCTCCATAACGCCTACCGTATGTTATCTCTGTGAGTTTAGGATACATCCAAGGTAATCCTGTTTGAATAGGTTTTAAAGCTTCTTCTATAATATCCTCTGGTGTTACAAAACCATCTGGTCTGTATAGCTCTGCATTATAGAATGTTTGCACTACCTCTGCTTTACCTTTCGTAACAAGCACTTCATTACAGTCTTTACATTCAGAATGTTTAATTATCTTAACTTTACCAACAGGTAGTAAAGGAATACAATCATCTATTGCTTTTTTACCATACTTATCATTATCAAACCATAAATATATTTCATCAAAAGAGGTTATCCAATCTATATGTTCTTTAATCTCTTTAACAGCTGACTGTGCCCCGTTTTTAATACTGACAATAGGGAACCCTTTACCAAAAGCTTCTCTTAATGAGAGAGCATCTATCTCTCCTTCTGTGATAGTTAGTTTTCTACCCCCCGCATTAAATAGATGCTGACCAAACATAAGAGCTTGTTTTGGCTTACCTATAAATTTAAATGTTTTATCTTTGTACCTAAGCTTTTGAGTTATTATATCACCATCTTTATTACAATAGTTTGCTATTTGTACAGGCTGATTATTAATATCATAACCAACTTGGTAATTATAAGCTTGACAAGTTTCTCTTGATATACCTCTTGATTTTAGTTCTTTATACTCTCCATGTATTAATAAATCTCTCATAGCCTTTTCTTTATGTACTGTATAAGTGTTTTCTTTAGCTCTGCTCGATTTTCCACAGGAGAAACAATAAGAAGTACCTCCACTATAAACAGCAACAGCATCACTACTACCACAATAGGGGCAAGAAGTATGATATAGAAACTCTCCACCATTATTCTCTTCAATGTACCCCACATTCCATCTCCTCTATTAAAACATCTACTCTAGGATTTTCTTTATCTATTCCTCCGTGTTTACCGACTACTAAAGGCACTACTGTATAATTATCATCTTGTATCTTACTATTCTTTACAAGCACATCTTGAAAAAACTTATCCATTACAGCTACCACATTCATTACATCATACCTACGCTTAGTAGGCTTATACACAGTATATGTTATTTTAATCTGCTTATTAAATGTAGGACACTTAGATAACTCTTTACTAATTAAAACAGTAAACCTTTGTTTTAATTGGTTTCTCTGCTGATAATGTAAATTATTGAGTTTATTATAATTAAGATAGATGTTCTTTTTCTTTTTTATACCTAACTCTATATAAAGAGGGAGGCTGATAGTAAAACCAGCCATTAGAAATCAAGCTCCTCTTCATCGTTTACGCTTACCGTTGTAGTTACTTCTATACCCTCATCTTCGTCAAAGTCCTCACCACCTTCACTACTATACTCTTTTAGTTCTATAATCTTCATAGCTGACCATATAAAACTAACTCCTATGCTGTTAGTAGTAGCCATATAATAAGGATTAACATACACCTTACACTTGATAATACTACCATTACCTACTTCAGGACATTTATCTCTTGGTACTTCTGCATTGCCTTTACCTATAAGCTTTACATAGTTTTTTCCAGGCTCTTTATCTAATACATTATTGAGTTTTGGTGTTATATACACCTTACCTGTTTCTGTTTCGATAGTATATTCTCCATTATCATCTTTTTCTTTTAAAATATGTTCTTTAAATGGACTTGCTTTTTGCAATGTTTTCTTTTTAGATGCTGATAATTTAGCTTCTCCCTCATCATTTAAAGCTTCATTATAAGCTTTATCTATTATAGCATCAACTTTCTTTTTAAATAGCTTAAAGTCCTCTGTATCAGGGTTAGCTAATAAGTTTACACTATACCTACCCCTTGGTGAATACATACCTGTATCTAATTGTTTCTCTAAATACTTACACCACTCTGCTTCACCTGCATAAGTAACAAGATTTATCCCTTTAGTTTTATATGGCTTCTTAATCTTTTTCATCTTATCTCTCCTTTTGTAGTTTGTCTTTAGCTTGTTTAACTGTATCTAAATAATACTGTATCCTTGTTAATAAACCCTCTAAAGCTATTGCTTTTAGTTTATTGTTATCTATACTATCTACCTCTTGTAATAGAGTATCAAAGAACATAGATAACTTATCTCTAAGTGTCATCTTATAACCTCCTTATTAGTTATTTATAATATCTTAAACATATTATTAGTAATTACTTATATATAATATATAATAAATACTTTACCCTCTCCTCCCCTTTTCTTATCTCCTAATGGGTGCAAGTTTAAGGTTCGTTTAAGAAATGATATATTTTGAGTACCTAATATCCTCTAAATTTAAAGTATTTAACATAGCTTTATCTACGATATATGAATGAGTTGGTAGTATCTGATTAGTCCAATCTTTTAAAGGATTAAGTTTAAATAGCTCAATAAAAGCTTCTCTAAATTCTGTATTTAATATGTCTACATCATTCGGTAATACACCATAACTATCATGTATCAACCAAAAACTATTTACCCCTCTTTCTATACACCTCTCTACTGTGCGATATAGTAGAGTAGCGTCTAAGCTATGGATAAAGTTAGGAGCTATCCCATTTAGCATTCTTTGTTTATGTGTCTCTCTTGTAGGGTGGTACAACACAAGATTAGCAAGAGGTGTCCTAAGTCTCTGTTTAACTTCTTTTTTTATTCTTTGTAATACAGGAAAGTTAAACATAGGTGTATACCAAAAGACATAATCATCTTTTTTTAATACCTCCTTTAGCGTTGTTTTAAGGTATATCTGACCTCGTTTAGCCCCCTTAACCACCTCACCTATTGCCTTATCATTTAAGAGCGTTAGAATGCGTGCTACAACCCATTTATCACCTTTCCAAAAGACTTCATTATTATCCTCATATTCGTCTAATAACTCCATTAATTGCTCAAACATACCTCTTTGAGTAACGGAATAAGGCTGTGTCATTACATTTCGTTTAGTTAGTTTGCGTGTTACTTTCCCTTTTAGGGATTGTGCTTCTATTAAAGTTGAACAAGTATGGAGTTCTTTATCTGCTGTATGGTATGTTAAAGATTTTGGGTACTCTCCATACTCTAAATAGTAATTAACCCTATCCGCTACATCTTGATAAATATCTGCTACTTTATTATCTTTCGATATAACATTTACAGCTAAAGCTCCTTCGGCGTCTCTTAATAAGCCGCTATACATTTGAATACCACTGCAAGTAGCATCTAATTGAATTGGTAAATGTATTAAAGTATTACTATCTTTTAAATAGGAAGCATAAGCAAAACAAAAAGCAAGGTACATTAAAGGCTCGTCAGTATCATACCACAGTTTTATATTAGCTAAGGCATCGTTTGCTATTAATTGTATTTCATCTACCTTATCTTCTATCTTTTTAATACGCTCTTCATAAGGTAACTTATCATAACCATAACAATTAGCTCCATGTATCTTTAGCCAATATAAGCCCTCTGGTGTTAGCTTCTGCCCCTCTGCAAACTCTAATAAGGGTTTAATGTTACTACTCATTTGAGGGTTTAAGAAGTCTTGCATAGGATATAATCTACCTCTAAAGTCTAAAGTATAACTAAAATATATGCGTTCATATTTTTTAAAACGCTCTGCTATGTTTATTGCCATTTTGTATGTTAGCTTCTTAGAGTTTATCTTTTTTATTCTAATCTCTTGTTCATCTAAAGCCCTTAACCATTTACGCTTGTCCTCTTTCTTTATAAATCTACCTTTGCTGTCTAGTTTACCATAATCACCCTTATTGATAAGTTTATGTAACTCCAGAATATCCATATATGGTATATCTCCATACAATGAGGGGTTAGTTGGGTGGCTCTTAGGATTAACAAGATTATGTTTTATAATTGTATTAACAACATTTAGAATATTCTTATTTATCCTATAAGGCACTTCTTGTATCTTATTAACAACTGTAAATAATCTATCTAAATCATAGCCTCTCTGCTCAACTATATAAGCATCTTTATAACTCCTAAACTTTATAAAACTAATATCTTTTTGTGTATAGTACCCACCTGTGCCTATCATTTTAGTCCATTGTTTTGGAGGATATACTAAAGGATAGTTAGTCGTTACAAAGCTCTCAAAGTATGCCTTAGACCTCAAAAACAAAGCCTTAACATCATTCGTTAATTGTACTTCATAAGCTCCTTTTATCTGTTTAAGCTTAATTAAACCACAACCAGACTTATCTACTAAATCAATACATATAACTCCTAAATGTTTTGCTAAAGTGGGTGTAATGTTATCAGCTTTAAACCTTCGGGATGTTCTTGATTTTGCTCTCCTAACCTCACTATCCCCCTTTTTACCTTGTACATTCTCTATATATGAATATAGCTTAGGAGCTTTATCTTTAAAATTATTAACATTGTTAAACATTTTTAATTTAGATACAACATAATTACTAACAAGTAATAATCTATTCTCCTCCTCATTTAATAGCCTACCCAATAATATTTTTATTAAAGCATAAGCTGTGTTTTGTGGGGTACCAAATATATCTTGTAAAATGAGCTGTACTTTTTTATTATTTCCTCGTAATGAGAGATTGAAGAACTCCTCAATATGTCTTGACAACTGATTAATAGTTGCTTTTATAATAAGTATAACCTCTTTACTGTCTTGTATGCCCCCTGTTTTTAAAAGATGAGATAGCCTTTGCTCATATTTTAAAAGGCTATTATCCCAAGCTTCTTTTTCTAAATAGACCTGCTCTATAAGCTTTGGGTGTGGTCTCCCCATATCAATCCTTCAGTATTCTTGTTAATAATGAGGCTGTCTCTATCTCAATCTCTACCTCTTTATCATTAATGTAATCATAATAAAAAGCTGTAAATGTTTTTGGTATTTCGCTTAGTTTTAAACCATTCTCAACCAAATACTCTAATAATTGAGTAAAGTTTTCTTTATCATCAAACTCCTCTAATACATACTCCCACCCTTTTCCATTTGCAATCACTAACATAATTAATCTCCAAAAAATATTTTATCTATAACACTATCCATAACTTGGGCTTGTTCTTTATGACTATTAGTATTTGTTATACATACTTTATCATATAATATATTATATACCTCATTTAACTGCTCTGCTGTATATAAAGACATATCAACTGCATCTTTAAAATCATTTAATGTGTTGTTAGCCCAAGCCAACTCCATTTCATAATTATATTGCTCCATTTATACACTCCTCAAATAAAAATTTATGGTCTTTTGGTATAGCCCCATATATCTCATTGGCTAATTCTCTTATCTCCCATAAAGCTTGTTTAGAACTTCTTAATTTTAAAAAATTCTGTAAGCTTCGTGCATTTACAGACCAAATTAAATCAGTTTTATATGCTTCAGGTAAACAATATTTAGCTATATCATTTGATATTCCATTTTGTATTGATAATCTTAAGTTTTCTAAATTTTGTATTATATAATCAATAATTTGTAAATTATCAGGTAATACTACATATTTATTTGCTCTAATATACTCTTTACTTCTAACTAAACAAGGACTAATAAATGGTTTTTCATTTTTAAGTTCTTTAAGAGTGTATCTTGTAGATTTAACACTTAAACTCGCTATTCTATGTCTTGCTAATTCCTGCAAACAAGCTCTTGATATTCCATTTATTTCAAAATTATAATATAGATGCTCAATAGTAGAGCCATGTTTGTTTTTATTAGCTACCCTATCTATTCGTTTAACATTGCAACCTGGTATAAATCTTTCTATACCATCAAATCTCAATTCTTTTTCAAGTGGAGTAGGTTTATTCCAACATTTACCAATAGCTTTATCAACAACCCACAATGGTGTATAATGTAATAATTTCACACTCATTTGTTATCCTTTATTTGTAATAATATATATTCACAAGCTTTAAATATACCTAATAATTCTTTATTTTCACCGTTAATATAAAAATCAAACTGTTTTAAAATATTAGTTGTATCCTTTTTTAATATATTTATACCATCACAAGGAGCAGATTGAATCTCATACCCTTGTTTTAAAGCCCATTCTTTACATTTAAAAGCAAACTCATAGATATTGAACATTATAGGCTCACTTTCATCATTATATTCAATAAGCAAAGTTTGTTTAATATTATTATTGTATTTGTTACCAACAATTAATGTTATATTGTCAGGTTTTTCTATCTCTAAAACTTCTGTTATTAATTCTTTACTAGGTGTATTCATTTATTACCTTTTAGCACCTTTTCAAGCCATTCTACTGCTTGTTTATGTTCTTTTAAATGTCGTTTGAACTCTTTTTTAATATGTTTTTTTACTTGTCTTGTTGTATTAAATAATGGTCCTGTATTTATATCGTACCCAAGTAATTTATTATATGGTGATTGACCATTTAAGTATATTACTGGTTTATTACCATAACAAAAATCTACAAGTATTTCAAACAGTTGTCCGTATACTTTTACATATAAACATTTATCATCTACATTATATGCTTTATATGTAGAGAATTTAGAAAAATTATCAAATATTTGTTTGGCTGTATACTCTTTTTGTAAAGCTTCAATTTCTACTCCCATACCACATCCTTCTCAGTATTATTGATAAGATTTATCCATTCATTATTTAAATCACTCCAAAAATATTTATCTTTTTGTAAAGCATAGTTCCAATTAAAAGCTCTTGCTATCCATTCAATTTGGTCTAATTGTTTTAGCTCCCTTATTGTTGTATATAAATTAGTAAAAGACCATCTTTGATTTTCTATTTTACAGTTTGTTAAAAATATATCCCAATTAACTCCATTTTCTTCAAGAAACTCTTTAAAAGATATTTGTTTTTTTGGGTATCTCCAATATTTATGACAACCAAGTTCTGAATATATTGGATATTGTTTATCATTCATATATACTTTAAATTTAGCTTTTGTCCATTCGTTTTTATTATCACTTACTTCTATTTCCTCCCCGTAGATAGGTAATTCTTTTTCTTTTCCGTTTGAAGCTATAAAAGCATATGGACATACTTCTTCGTCTTCACATTCATCAAATACCTCATAACTAGCAGAACGAGTTAATTTCATATTTTCATTGATGAAAATATAGCCATTATAAGTATCAAATATTTCCATAGAGCCATTCCTCCAAGTACCTTTATTGTTAAATACAATTTTTTGTACTTTTTCATTTATTTTTGGGGTTACCTGCATTTTTACTTTAGTTAACATTTTTAATCCTTTAAATTTTTATACATTTCAATTATAAAATTATCTTCTGGGTGCGGGTATGGTATATAATTATCATATCTACAACCATTTCCTTTTCCATTATAATCAAAAATACATTTATTTAGTGCATCATAAAACTTAATATGTTTCGTTGTTTTATAATTATTGTTCCAACATAAAATAGGCTGTTTATCATACAAATCTTTTTCTTTGTCATAAAGGACATCTTGCCATTTATCATTATTGGTATGTGCAGTCCAATCATTAGCTTTAACCCCTACTAAATATGGAGCATCTGGCATTGCAAATACAACTTCACCAGTAGTTAAATCCGTAAATTTAACTATATATTCTTTATCCGTTCCTTTACTAGTTGCCTTAAATATAGGATATTCAAACTCATCTTTTAATAATTCATACTCAAATTGATTGGTAAATAAAATATATTCTTTATTATCCAACATATATCTATCATCTAATATACTTTTTATAGTACATACTTCATTACAATCTCTATATTTTATTTTATCCCTAACTTTGAATATAGGCTTAACTCTATATTGACCATATTTATTCCATAGAGGTTTCTCTGTATAAACCCATCCATGTTTTAAAACACTGTAATATTCAAATTCAGCTCTTCGTTCATCTATTTGTAATTTTCTAAGTTCTGCCTGTTCGTCATCGATTATATAATAACAATAATCCTCCCAATAACAAGTAGAGAACTTTCTTAGTTGCCAATTTTTTTTAAATATAGCTATAACCCACACTTTTGGCTCACTTGAATTATTAAGCCATCTTTGTATCTCTTTTTTATGTCTATCTAGCATTTTATTCTCCTTGTTTAAATTTAAGTATATTAACATCTATCCGTTAGAATTATCATTTATAAGCATAATTATATCATTAGTTTGCTCAGAGTATGCTTATAAATTAGTATATATGTCTGCAAACTCTATTTCGTTATAATTTATTATAAATTCCATAATAATTAATTCTTCCCACTCTTCGCAATCTTTGTCAAAACAAACTATTAGTTTCTTATTGTCGGAAGCTATATAGCTTTCATCTTGATTTATTTTATAGCCAATTTCTATCAACTCTTTAAGTTCCTTCAATTCTTGACTTTTTTCAAAATCCTCAAATACCTCTAATATCTCGTCTACTTCTTTTTCTATATAATCAAAATTTAACAATCCCATTTTTACTCCTCATTAATTATATCCATAATAGTTCTTGCTATAACCTCGCCCACATAAGTATCTTTTATATTTCTCCATATTCAAATAATCTATAAACAAGTAGCCTAAATTTATAGACATTTGTTTATAGATTATTGTCTTTAATATTTCTTTATGTTATAATCTTTTAACCCCTATTTTAGGCCCACCTAGGTTGTCTAACCATCTTTGTATCTCTTTTTTATGTCTATCTAGCATTTTATTCCCCTTTTGCTATAATTTTATCATATTCATTTTTAGTTAAATAATCCGATATTTTTACTTTAACCTCTAAACTATCTTCATCAAAAGATGGATTATCACAAGTTACAAATATTTCTACTTCGTCAGTATACTCATAATATTCAGATGATAATAGTTCTTCTATACCCTCTATTATTTCATCTCTATCACTATCTTCCAATTCATAATATATATCATCAAAATATCCATAAAATGGATTAGGTTCTTTATAGCATATCATTTTTATTTCCTATTATATTGGCTTTATATGCACTCAAAGATTTTGGTTTAACTATATGAGCCAATATACTATTAGCCTTAGTTAATTCATTAACTTCTGTTTGAAGTTGTTTAATTTTGTTTCTAAGTGTTTTTAAATCATGTATAGAAACACTTAATTCAGTAGTACCTTCATAATCAGCTAAATTTATACATTCTAATATTTCATTTAATTCCATAATATCCTCCTAATTAAAATATGTAGTCATAAGTCCATTTATTAAAATGAACCCAACTATGCAAATTATATATAACCATATACAAGCTTTCATTTATATAATTCCTTTTTCATAAGGTTACTTAAAACTTTGTTTACTTTAGTCGCATACCAACTATTTTTAGTACCACCACCAAAATATCTAATAAATGCACTCTCTTGTTTAGTCGTAGTTCCTTTTATTAATAGCATATCCATATTATGTTTTAAAATATAACATACAGCTTCTATATTATTTGAAATATTATATAAATCAGATTTTACAGTAGCTATATTGTTAGCTTTTAAATCTTTTGACCACCATTCCCAAATAATAGCTCCAAGTCCTATACCTCTAGTCTTAATTTTATGTTTATCAATCGTTATGTTTACTAATGAATGATTTATCCAAAATCTAAAACTACTTTCTGTTGCTATTACAGCATAAACTATAAGAGGATTGATAGTATATTTTTTAGCATATTTATATATACTTGTTAATATCAATGCTTTATTACTATTACTAATGCCTTTATAGTGCCGTATATCGTCCAACAAAGTAGTTTTAGTAATAGTTAATAAAACATCTTTAGGCTTTATTAACTTAGTCTTATATACTACCTTTTCTTTAGTTTTATATATAATTTTAGGGGTCTGTTCTGTTCTGTCTTTATATATCAATGTTATTAGTATGCTAAAAACTATAATAACAAATACAGTAGAGAACAAACCTCTTTTGTGTAATTTAAACATATAGAGCTGTCCTCCCCTTTTGAATGTTTTTTGATAGTTTATAGCTACATATATGTAGTCTATCTAAGTACTGCTCTACTTCAAAAGGTATTTCAAAGTATCCTTTCTTAGAGTACCACCCATTAAACTCTACTAACAGTTTTTTACCTACTTTTAACTGTATAAAAGTATCCCTTATGAGTATATCTATTTTCATTTTTTATCCTTTTTAAATTTAATTAACTATTATTATTATTGTTATTATTATTAAGCATTTCTTGAAATAATATAGTTAAATCTGTATAGGGACTTTTAAGAATAAAAATTTCTCGAAGTAGTATAATTAATTCTTTATAAGAACCTTCTTTATCTTTAAATTGCGTAAATGGATTATCTATATCTTGTAATATACGCTCTAAATCTTGTTTATCATTTTTATGAATTCTATATATATAATATTCAATTATATCTATTTTCATTTTTTATCCTTTACTAATATTTGTGTAGCATTAGTAAGTAAACATTCTATTTGCTGTTTTATTAACAACAGTTCCTTTATATCCGCATCTACAAGATTATATTTTTTAATAAAGGGGTTTATTGAAACTAACAACATCTCTATTGTATCTCCATGTAACTCTGTTGCCTCTTTATCGTACACTAAAGTGTTAAATTTTGGTGTACACTTACTATCTATTGTAATAGTGATACTTCTTGAATTATAACGCATCTTATTTCCTTTTAACTATATAATAAAATGAAGGATACCTAAAAAAGGTATCCAAACTGCAAATGCTACCAATAAAGTATTAAACATAAGCACTCCTCTTAATCACACCAACTCTGCGTCATAAGTATATACTTTATATTTAATTTTCATGTCTGTTTTTTTAAGTGTTTCATTCAAATATATATTCCTGTATTTACCTGTTGTTTTAGAATATTTATAGTTTTTACCTATAATTGTTTTCCCGTCATTGTATTTAATAGCTATAATACTATTATAACTTTGAAAAACTGTGCCATACTCAAAATATATAATAAATTGATTAGGTATTGATGTCCATTTATCATTTATTATATTTTTAACGCCCTTAAACTCTCCTAAATCATATTTCATTTTTTATCCTTTATACATAAGATTACAAAACACTTACACAATAAATACTTTATAATCTTATATTAACATCTCTTAAAAGAGATAGGGTTCTTTTAACGACAGTCCCTACCTGCCTTGTTATCTTTATAGATAAGATAATCAACCGCTTTGTTTAAGGTTGGTAGCCTCAACCTGTTCCAAACTGTTGAGAGAATTATTACATATAATTCCTTAAGAAAAGATAAAATATAGCTTAGATATAGCTTAAATTTAAACAAATTAATAAAATATTTGTAACTGTATAAACATTATATATACAGCACTCTAAAATACAAACAATAATAAATATGCTCTACAATCAATTCTAAGAGCTTTTAATGTAAAAAGGTATAAATGTATGGATTGTAATAGATTGTTTAAATATGTGGCTTGTAGATAGGTTAAAAAGGTATATATGATAGAGTAGTAAATGTAGGATAGTAGATAGGATAGTAACAATAAATAAATGAATGAATAAATAATATAATAGAGGATTGTAGCAAAGAAGCGATAAAAAGAAGTATTAAAAAGAGGAGTGATATATGAGTTTGAATGAGCAAATGCCTAAATTCAGGGCTTCCGAACGATAATTTTGACTAAAGGGTTCACTGTATTGCGGTAATAAGTAATGATTTAATTAAAAGTGTGTAGAATTGTAACATAATATAAAAAATATTAAATAAATGTAGTGTAAAGAATAATAATTATCCTTTGTAGTAAATAAGAAGTAGTAAAAAGCTTAGTAAAGCCCTAAACTGTGGCATACGCAAAAAGTGTTCCAACTTTTGCAATAAAAGGGATATACATTAAATATTTTATATATCCCTATTTTAAAGTGTTGAGTGTAGTAATAAACATAAGTTATATTGCATAAGACTTAATACAAATAGTATCTATAAGAGATACCACTAATAGTAATTTATCCTTAGATAATTATAAGCACTATGTTAGTAATACATAAGCAAATGATACAGATTAGCTTTACGAGGTGTATTAAAAATAAGTTAGGGTGCTGTGTTAAGGTGTTCAAAGGTAATGGGGGGCATTTCAAAGTTACAGTGAGTGATACCCCCTTAGAAATTTTTATAATATTTTTAAAGTTACCTTAGAAATTTTTATAATATTTTTAAAGTTATCTTAGAAATTTTTATAATATTTTAGAGACACACAACAATAATGTATAATATTTTTAAAATTATCTTAAACAAAGCAGTATAAATTACTTATAGATATCT